CATGAAGGTAAAAAGATACCATTTAAAGTAGATCTGAACAACGTCAAGATAAAGTTCAACGAAAAGCATTCTAATACAATTCAGATTAACGACGATATCTCTATCAAACTAAGATACCCAAACATAAGTCAGATTCTGAAGCTTGAATCTTTGACGGTGACGGAAGGTATTACGCCAACAGAAATAAACGACTATATTTTTGACATGTTTATTGATTGTATTGAATCTATTATGGACTCTGAAAAGGTATATTCGGAGTTCACGAGAGAAGAGCTGTCTACTTTTGTTCTATCTCTGCCCTCAGAAAACAACGACAAGATTCTACAATTCTTTAACACGATGCCTACACTTGAGCATACGGTTCAGGTTAGATTGCCTAACGGGGAAACCAAGGAGGCAACATTGAAGGGATTAAAAGATTTTTTTACGTCTTGACAGGCTATAGCAATCTACCTTTATACTATAGAACTGTCTTTGCAATGATACATCACCATAAATATTCATTAACAGAAGTAGAAAACATGTATCCTTATGAAAGAGATATTTTTGTCGAATTTATAGCAGAATACATGGAAGAACTCAATAGCAAAAGACAAGGTTAATGGCAAAGAAAAAGAAAGACGACTCTGAGATCTTAGAGGCAATTATTGCAAAAAGCACTAACAAAGATGCTATTGCAGCTGCTCAAACAGAACTAGGAGCTCTCCAGCAAAGAAAGTCGTCTATTGCTGCCGCCATTCAACCTGCGCTCGATATACCTCAGATAGTAGCTCAGCCTACATCTAAAGGTGTTCAGCTAGGCAGCGAGGATTCAGTTGGATATCTCAAGGCAATCAGAAGTGATATGTCTCAGATGTTGAACGAATCTAAAAAGTCCAGAACCTTGCTTGAAGGCATACTAAAAACAAATCAAAAATATTATGAGTCTAATTCCGAGCTTATAAACCGCTTGATGCTGGCATCTGGATTATCGCAAGAGCAGCTGGAAGCATTAGGTAGGAGCAAAGGAACAGGAACTGGTAGTGGTGTAGGAGCTACGGGTGGTGCTGGTGGTAAGGACGGAGAAGAACGAAACACAGGAGGCGGTGGCCTCATGGGATTGTTGGGTGGTGGTCTTGCAGGCCTTCTAGGTAGCAAGATATTTGGAAAGAAAACACCCACACCGGACGTAGATCCAAAAACTAAAAAACCTAAAGCTGCTGATGTAGACAGCGAGAAAAAACCTAAGGGTAAAGGTGGTAGGCTTGCAAAAATGCTAGGTTTAGCTGCTTTGCTTACTGGCGGCCTTATGGGCACAGATTATCTAACCAATGATGATCCTGATGCGTGGGAGAAAAAATTAGACGATCTAGTTCCGGACGGACTAGCAGAAGTTGCTCCTGATGCAGCTCTGGCTATTGGATTGCAGGCTCCAACTATTGCTAATGCTCTAAGAAGCAGCCCTCCTCCTCCAACACCATCAGTACCAGACGACAAGCCTCCAGCTAAACCTGCTGCCCCTCCTCCTAAGTCTTCTTCAGTACCAGATGACAAGCCTCCAGCTAAGCCTCCAGCCAAGCCTGCTCCTGCTCCTAAATCGCCCCCTAAAGGATCAAGTCAAGCTCAGGAAATTTTAAATGAGAGACTTAGAGGGATAAAACCTGAAAAAGAAATACTAGAAGTTACTGCTGAAAAGGTAGGCAAGAGCACAGTTAAATCCGCTCTTAAAAAAATTCCTATTGTTGGTTTGCTTGCTGGTCTTGGTTTAGGCGGCTACAGATATCTATGGGAAGGTGATACAGTCGGAGCAGGACTTGAAGTAGGCGCCGGTGCTGCTGCAATAGTACCAGGTATCGGTACTGTGGGTTCTGTTGGTATAGATGTAGCTTCGTTAGTACGAGACATATACGCATCTGTGTACGGAACGTTTCCAGAAGATGATGCCAATGTCGGTGAAAGATTTGATAATCTCAAATCTGTCGTAATGAAATATTTAAGCGATACTTTTGGTAGCTCTACACCAGAACAACAAAGCCCTACAAGTGCTTCACCCCCTCCAGCTGAGGACACCATGGGTGGTGTTACAATGTATAACGGTGGTGATGATTTTGCTGGGGCAATTGCTGCTACGACCAACTCATACGCCGAGACAGACACAACAGCAAATCCTAACAGATCAAGAGCACAGTATCTAGCAGACACTGCTGCAAACGTTAAGCCAATACAAAAGATTACACCAGACAAGCTTAACACAATTGCTAGTCCAGCTGGTGTAGGACCAGGAAACGTTGTCATCAATAAACAGGGCGACACCATCAACAATATCTCAAACGGAAACGCCGGAGGCGGTGGTTCCTCCGGCGTAGCTGGTTCTCCATCTAAGATCCCATCACCATTCGATAGAATTCTATACGGTGATACGTTTAACTGGGGATATTAGTCCTTAGATGCAAGCTTCTTGAAGAAGCTAAGATCCTCGTCCTCGTTCTCATCCCAAGGAAGATCAGTCTTGGGCAGTTCCTTTGCAGGAGACGACTTCTGAGCGACAGGGAACGCTTCTTCTTCCTCAACAGCACGAGATGCAGCTGCACCAGCGTTGCCAAGGGCCTTCTCAAGACGAGCCTTCAGTTCATCGTAAGACTTGAAGTGCTTAGGATCAACAATCTCCTGAAGTGAATACTCAGTCTTCCAAAGAGCTTCGAGCTGATCATCATCGCTCAGAAGCGGAGCTGCCTTGTCAAACTCAGACTTGTCGTAGTTGCGGTAACCTTCCACATTACGAATCTTAAGCTTGAAGTTAGCACCTTCCCAAAGGTCGAACGGATTGATTGCCGCTTCACCAGGGAACTGAGGATGCATTGCTTCGTTGATCTTATCGAAGATCTTCTTGCCGTAACGGAAAAGGAAGACCTTACCCTCGTTCTGAGGACGAGTCGGATCGGAAACAACATAGATGTTTGAGAAGTACTTCAGCTGACGCTTCTGCTTGCGAACAAGGGCCTTGTTCGATTCAATACCAGAGTTCCACAGCTTAGAGTTGTGCTCAGAAGCAGGATCCTGCTTGCCGAGAGTCGTCAGAGACTTTTCGATGTACCAGCCACCAGGACCCTGAAACGCATGGTCCCAAAGACGAACAAAAGGAACATCTTCACCAGCCGGAGCCGGAAGGAAGCGAATAACAGCGTAGCCGTTACCAGCCTTGTCAACATCGGGAGTCCAGATGCGGTCATCCGCACCCGGTGCATTTTCGTTGGTGTTGAGCTTGTTGAGTTCAGAAGTCAGCTTATCAAATGAAGACTTACGATTCTGCTTGAGGGAGTCGAAGTTAGTAGCCATATGTATTCTCCGTATGTTTGTATATCTTGTGTAAATGTATGATCGTATGTTAGATCATGAGAACTTCGATCTCAGGATCTGACAGTATTTATCCTTTTCATACTCAAGGAACGGATGCAATTTCCTACATTTCAAAGAAATTTTTGGCCATTGCACCGGGTCTTGAATCTGCTTGTTCCAGCGACTAAAGAAACGTACACAGTCTTGTATAATAATAAAGGTTTCTAAAGACACCTTCTTACGAACAAGCAGATTCAATAGATGAGGATAACCATTGGCAGGAACTTCAAAGTTCTTATCAAAGTCATCCAGAAGAGCGTCTATCTCTTCTTTGAAGATATAAGTCAACGACTGTTTTCGTTTTAGAAAGTCCGTGTACTGCTTTTCACATTCCTTCGAAAACATATTGCCAACCCACATATTAGGATCGACAGACAGGTTGGCAACAAGGAACGTTTTTGGGTCTGTGTGCTTGGACAGCTTGTAGAACATATACTTGTCCTTGCGGACATCTAGCGTATGTTCTGTCACTCTTGTTTTTCCGTTGTACTTGAAATAGTCGTATGACTCAGTAGAGAAATGGTTTTTGATTGCCGTGTACATCTTGAAGGCTTCGAGAGGAGTCATTCAATAACCCATTCAATAACTTCACAAGCCAATTTCCTCCTCAAGTAACAACTTGCGTATATCGTTTGAGAATCCGTCACTCATTGCCTCTCTGTATTCATTAATAAAATTATCTCTGAGAAATCTATATTTGTCTACTCTCATCATACGCTGTTCGGGAGTATCTGTACTGTCTGAGTTCCAAGGAAACGTGTAATATGTTAACCCAAGCTTAAACGAGTATATTTTCATTGGTATACCCATTAACCGTGCCAACCAAGCACATGAACCGTGGTAGCCAATAAAAAACTTACAATTGTACAGAATATCAATTGCTTCTGATACAGGGGTTCGATAATCAATATGGATTGTGTTTGGCTGATCTATGAGCTGCTTCCACTTGCGTTCCGTCATTACATCTTTCCATATCCTTAGCCCTTCTGAGAAAGTTTTAAAACTTTCATTGTTGTTAATTGGTGAACAAACAACAGTGTAGGTGGGTGTAATGCTACTGGCAGGTATGGGAAAATATATGTTATGGAGTTTGTTAATAAAAACAGGTTTTCTTAGCTTTTCGTTTGTATAGTGTGGCGACCACTTGTTTCTGTAATCATATTCAAGAATGACGTTGGGGAAGTTAAACTTTTCAAATATACAAGACATTCTTTCGTGAGGAAGATCTTTTTTTGATGAGTTGCTACTGTAAGACCATTTCATGATCAATTTTACTTTAGTATCAAAGATCTCTCCAACGTTTTGCGCATAACATAGAGGCCCAACCAAATCACCATAACCAGCATAGTCTCTACAATACCATGTAAAAGTTTTCATATTGGTAGTCTTGCAGCAGTCTTCTTAACCATGTTAATGTTCTCCGCTTCAACTTGAATCTTTGCTTTGAGCGTAGAATTTTGTCTAATTAACGTTGCAGCTGTTTCGATTTCAATGTTGTGAACCTCACAGTACATAAGGACCGCTTCGTGATATTCAGCTCTTCTCTCTTTGACGATTTTTTCTATTTCAAGACAAAAGTCTGTAGACGATTTAATGTTTGCAATCTTCATTTTTTCCAATCCAACATGACGCTGTGAGCATATGGGAACAACTTGCTCCAATCTTGATTCTGGTGTCGTTGAAACTTTTCAAAGATTCTAACAAATTCAGAACGTGGATGCCACGCATCGTTTGTGTTACGTATTTTGTAGTACAGCGAGCGATAGTCCGACAGCTTCTTCTCAAGATGACCAATGTGCTTCACCTTATTATATATCGAGTTAAAAATCCGCTCAAATTGATTAGGTTCTAGTGTAGCTATTGAGAGAGACTTAGGATTGTACACAAGATGTGAAATGTCCATCGGACCCCACATAGGGTTGTTAATCTTCTTGAACCTCTGATCTCTCAACCATAGCATCAAAGTCGAGTAGTGTTCAAGCGAAAGAATGTTAAGGGTAGTAGACGTAAATGCAATGACGTTGTTGTCAAGTGTGTCTATGAATCGAAGCGTATCTTCGACCTTCTTCCACTTTGAGGGCCAGCGAATAGCATCGTTGGCTTCACCGTACGCATCGATCGAGCAACAAAGCTTAATTCGCCTAAACTTCTTCCACATATCGATGAGGTATGCAGGAATCGTTGTAACGTTAATGCTGTACTCAAGCTCTATATTCTTAGCATAGCCTCTGTCAACCAATCCCTGTAGGAACTGTCTATGGCGCTTGATAATGATTGGCTCACCACCACCAAACTTGATCTTGTTGAGGTATTGACAATTGTCGAGAAGGTTGTTCACACATTCTTCATTGTCGAACCAATCAAAGTTGCCAGGCTCGTTAACAGAGTAGATGTTGCCGTCGACATCAAACGTTTGCTTACCAAAGATCTCTTCGTACTCTTTGTACCACAAAGACGACTCGCCAGGAAAACACATTGCACATCTAAGGTTGCAGAAGTTGCCGATACGCATGTCTAGATCACGTATGACTGGCTTACCAAGCGTTCCATCTTTCCATGTGAGGTCGATCGCATCTTGCTTTGTAAACCACTGTGATGCTCTTATGGTCTCCCATAGGTTACGACTATTCTTACCAGCCTCACTTTCTTTCTGGCACCTCTTGCACTGCTCAGGCCAACGATCAGTAAGAAAATCTAACCTGACCTGCTTAAGTGTATCGCAGTTTAAGGTTTCGTGATTTAACTCAGCCACACTGAGCGGTTTACCATCCTTGTGAAGGATAGTGTTACCTTCACCAAGACTCTGACTGTGAGAACACATTCTCAATGAGCCATTGTTTTTTATTGCAACGTGTGTCCATGGGATCGAGCAAAACGGCATATATATTTCCATAAGGAGATTTATTATGAGAGACCATAGTGACCGGAAGTACAATGAATTTTGGCTACAGGTTGATAAGCCTCAACCAATGTACGATCAATCCATCAACAGCTTCTATGATTCGTTCTATAAAAGCAACCCTGTTCATCTCCCACATCTAGATTGGATGTTTAAGGGTGAGTTTGAGACTTGGTTGAAAAGTCATCAACTGAGCACATATGCAGGAACCGATGTGTTTCCAGTTAGGCACATTATCAACGGGTGTACTCAGTACATAGATGATCTCTACCAACGTCTTGGTCCCAAGCTGAGAACTCTCGAGGGGGACTACAAGTATCATTGGCGCTTAAATAATAATATCACATACTTTAATGGCGACCAGTTCTTAAAGGCAAGAGACGAAGGTGAAGAGCTTCTGATCTCACTACCATTCCCTGCGCACTGTGACGTTCATCCAGACATGAATTTCCTGCTCGATGAATGCTTGCACTATGGCATTCCTGTTCATATCGATGGCGCGTGGATTAGTTGTAGTAGATACATCACGTTTGATTTCGATCATCCTGCAATCAAAACATTTGCAATCAGTCTATCGAAAGGCGGACTAGGTGGTAACAGAATAGGTCTCAGATTTGCTCGAGAGACACCCCAAGGTGCTGTTACTATAATGAACGATCATAGTATGAACAATCAAGCACTTGTGTGGATGGGTACTTTGTTTATGTCAGAGTTTGGACCGGAGTATTTCTGGAACAAGTACAGTGACAAGTATGACAAAGTATGCAAAGACTTCAATTTACAACCAACAAAAATTATACACCTTGCAAGAAGACAAACAGGCGATATTGTTGGTGTCAGACCGCTACTAAGGGCTTTGTCCTAAACAACAATCTAATATCTCCATCAACAGGATTACTATCATCCTCGTTTTCTGCTATGTCGTTTACATATTCAATAATGTCTACTTTTTCAGCAAACGATTCTATTATTGAATCGACGAATATATTGAGTTTGTAGAACTTATTCAGATCGTTCTTAATAAGAAATTCTTTTGGTGTTTTGGCTTTTAAATCAAAGGAACTGAACGCTATGTAGCCATACCCATCTAATTCCGAATATTTAATACAGTCAATAAATTGGTTAATGTATTTAGATAGTAGTTCTAAATTACAATTTTTGTTTTCACAAATTGATATAGCGTTGTCAAACCTGATACCGTTTTTAAAAACAATTAGCTTTTCTAGCTTAATCGGATATTTGTTAGTGAAATCAACAGAGCCATCACAATTTTTAACATTGAACGTTCCAGCAAAGTAATTGCTACTATCACACATATTTGTAATTACACCGCCGTTAGTAGCAGTGCTAATGTAGTCGATATAATAAAAAGAAATAAGTGGCAACACTTTTCTAGTATAAAATAAGTGTCTAAGAGGAAGGTTTCTTAATGGAATTGAAAGGTCCCACACGTGGGCAAAATCTGGATCTGGGATGTTGTTTATACACTGTATAACTTGATTGTATTTTTTAGAATTTATAAAATTTTTTATCCATTCTTTTTTGTCTGGAAGCTTCATGATAAAATAGGGGGGATCTAGATCCCCCCTCTATCTTTTAGTGAATTGTAAAGGTAGCCACACCAGCAGCAACATTGATACCTGTCTGTGTTGAAACAGAGATAGGGTTCAATACGATGCCAGAGTTAAATCCACCAATAAGAGCATTAGCACCAACGCCTACAAGAGCAGTAGCTTCTGCATTAATGCCAGTGTAGGTGCCCTTAAGGCCTAGGTTAGACTTGCCGTCTACACCAAAGACAGCCCATGCAAGGGTCTTGTTCCCGGTGTAACCAACATCGATGCCAAGACGTGAGAACGTGGCATCATAGCGCTTTGTCTTTTGACCCTTCTGAACGAAGACACACTGTGCTTCGCGAACAGAACCGATCAGCAAACCAGGACCACCTTCTACATTGCAAGTAAGAGTACCAAGCTTTACACCATTAGCTTCAGCAACAGGTGCAGTAAACATTAGTCCGATAGCGACAAGAGCTGCCGCAAGAAAAGTCTTAATCATTTTATTCTCCAATATAATTGTAGTGTGGGGGGATTCTGTTTCCAAGCTCCCCCCGGGCTCATGTTAGGCCGCTAGGGCCAAACGAGGTGCAACGTTGTCGTTAGCACTTATACTTTTTGCGCTTGTACGTAGTCGCCTACGGCTATCTCTAGTCGCCTATTATACTCTTGTCGATCCTATTTCCGCCCCATCAGAGACACACCTGTTAGCACCCTGTTGAATTAAACTCTTGCCACTACAGCAAGAAGTATCCAATCACCGCTATCCTTGCTAATTGGCTAGG